CAGGATTCAGAAGGTCTGCCATGGTGGTAATATTGGCAGTGGTCACATCCAGCAACAGCAAAACTTGCTGTAGTAGATCACCTGTGACTTCTTGCATGACTCTGAAAATGATACTGTCCAATTCCGCAGACACAGCAGCATTGTCCTGCAATATGCTGTTGATCTGTGTTTCTGTAATGCCGTTCAGTGTCAGCCTGGTGTTTAATTCTGGCAGTAGTCCTGCAGACAGGATCAGTTGTTGTAGCAGTGCCCAGGGATATCCAAAATATTCAAGATTTTTCAAGCTCCAGGCTATTCCCAATTGGGACAAATCTGAACCAAACACTGGCAAGTTTGTGTTGATTTCTGCCAGTCCACCTGTGGTCAAGGCATCCATGTTGCTGAAGGTGGGTGCCAATATTTCTGAATTTTTAACTGTGTTGATGTACTGATTGTTCTGTACAATGTAGGACTGAACAATACCATAGGTCTGTGTAAACTTGCTGATGTCGCCGTTGCCCAGAATCAAATTGGCCTGTGTAGATACCAGTCCAGAAAAGCCTGTGGTGTTGTTGCCAATCACCAGAGTACTGGCATAGGCAGCAGGCACAGCGTTGGTTATGGCAGGCAATGTGTTGGCAGCCAGGGTCTGTATGGAACTAAAGGTATTAGTGCTGATCTGATCGTTGCCTGCACCTATGTTGGCAAACGCAGAACTCAGAATATTCAGATAGTCGCCGACTGCAGCGGTACTGGTATAACTGTTGATGGCAATGGTGAGATTGCCGCTGATGGCCAAACCTTGATTTTGCAACAGACCATCCGACGCAATTAGCATTACTGAACTTAAACTCATTTGTTATCCAATAAAGACAGTTTTACTGCCTTGAATTATTTGTGTACACTCACTCAATCTGTCGCCTACCACAGCAATGGGACGATTGTTTACAAATATAGTAGCACTAGTGGCAATAATTTTACTTGTGTGTGGCACACATTTATTACCTTGCGGTTTTTGATGTACTGTACTGGAATCACCGTCGCGAGCTATCGGAAGTCCGTCAACAAACACATCCGGGGATCCGGCAGCAATTGTGTATCCACTGCAATGTACAGCCCCGGCGTCACCTTGTCTTGCTACAGCTGGCATATTGATCTCCTGTGTATTATTTATCGGGGAAAATATACCAGGTTAATCAAACAGCAAGAGTTTTGAGATATGCTTGTGTGGCAGCAGTTTGAACACCAGTCACTTGCAGGGTAACTCTGGGACCGTGGCTGGCATTGGCTGTGGCATGTGGAATATTCTGCCAGTCAAATGTAGTGACATCGCCGGCACGCCACATGCTGTGTTGATAGTTGCCATAGTTCCAAAACTGGCCAGGCATCCAATCAGTCAGCTGTACCTGCACACGCAATACTGAGTCAGGGTTTTCTGGATTCCATTTTTCCAGCTTGTCTAAATGGTAGTTCCACACTTGTCCTGGTTGTTGTACATGTATACGAACCATGGCATCATCCAAGGCAAAGCGATCAGCTATCTCTTGCAGCACCGGAGGAATTGACCAGTTCAGATTAGTAATAACATAATCCGCACCATAGCCTTCGCGTTCAAGATCGTAGTCTTCGGCTGCCAACTCCGCCTCGGGACGTGATTTACCTACCGCACCTCGTGTGCGCCAAGTTGCGGCCTTGGAATTCTCTATGATGCTCGCTAGCTCCGTGTCCCAGCAAGGAGTTATAAATCCTAGTCTGACTACACGATCATGATCTGGATCAAAGTATGTGTGGTCAAAGTGATACCGACTGCGTTTTTTAGTTGTGTCCCATGCACTCGTCATATTACTGTTACCTCGATGTCTGATTCTTTATATTCTTGATAGTACTCTGCAGGTGGCTGTGCAATTTTGAGAGTTGTTGCCAGGATACGATTGTTACCCAACAAGTAACTATCTCTCCATGCTGTTAGTATATCGGCATTTTGTTGAGCAATGATGCCGGCCATGTTTCTTAAGTTTACGTAATACTTATCATACTTGGGGTATGTGATGTCAAAGTGTCCGCACTTGACCCACCAGCCCAGGCAAGCATCGTCAGATCTGTGTACAAGTATGATAGCACAATCCGGCCATGTTGCTTTAATAAAGTTGATATGGTGTGCAAATATGTGACTCTTGATAATGCGAATGCCAGTTCCGTCTGTGGCAAATGCACTATCGAACAGTTGTTCCAAATGCTCTCGACTGTGCTGGGCAAGATCCACAGGTAGATCCATTTCCATGCCTGGGTCAAAGTATGCACCCATGTGCATCAGTTGATTAACACCAGATGCATCGTGCCAGTACTCGCGTTGTGAGCTGGCATCTGATCGATCAATGTCGGCACTAAAGTAGATGTTCTTGGCCACGCTGGACCACTTGCTACCGGGTGCACCGGCCATAAAAATATATTTCATATCAATCCAATTTAACAGTTTCCAACACCGGCATAAAAGTCTTGCGTAATGTTTCCATTTGTCTACGCAGTCCTGCAGGTGTTAATTCTTTATCTTCTAAGAATACAACCTGCTGATGTATCCATTCTTGGTACTCTTTACTTTGTGCAGCCGGTACAAACAGTTTCAAATACCAATCAACAATTTCTCGGGCAGTATTGGGTGGTAATACAAGTGCCCAAGCAGCATACACTTCAATACCCGGTGCCACTGTTTGCAGCAAGGGCACTGTAGGAAATTGTGGCATTGTGCGGGTGCCAGTGAATCCAATGGCCTTTACCTTGCCAGCTTCAACCAGAGGTTTAGCTACAGCAATAGGCATAATACCAAACTCGGTACCACCTGCATCTTTGGCCACACTGGTCACTGCCTGCAGCGGACCGTTGAAGTTGATGGTTTTGACCATGTCAGCATTTCCATTGTTTTTAAACATGAGATATTCAAATGCTGTACGATGTGCACCACCACCAATTGCCACATTGACAGGTTCTTTTGTTGCTTGTATACGCTTGACAAAGTCTTCGGGTGTATTTACAGAGCTTTTGGCATGGGCTACTAAAACCAACGGACTCTTACCAATTGTCATTACAGGAGTAAATTCGTCGTAATTGAATTTCTTAACAGACTTCTGCCAGATATCGTTGGTGACAAATGTACTCATATGACTAGGAAGTGCAACAGTATACCCGTCCGGTGCTGCTTTGGCAAAACTGTTCATTGCAATCACACTGTCTGCGCCAGGTTGATTTTGAATGATAAAGTTGATTTTTGGGTTTTGTTTTTCAACAATACTGGCCAACTTTCTAAATGCTATTTCGTTGCCGGCACCAGGTGGGTTGCCAATCACAACAGTGATGGGCTTTACGGGTTCCCAGGCAAAGGCTGGTGCCATTGCTATAGTTAGCAATAGCGCAGAGATAATACGTTTCATTTTTGTTCCTTGTGAAAATATAATGATATATAGTTGAATAAAACAAAGACAACAAAATTTTTTGCATCTTTGTAATTTTATTTACCTTTTTAGAGAAAAAACTAATGAATAGTAAAATTTTGAAGTGTATTGAAGAAAATTTGCAAGAAACATTTAATATTGACAAGTACGAGTATGTTAGGCATACCATCAAACATGATTGCAAATTGGATGACTTGCCATGGACGCCTGCACGTAAGAAGAAGCTGATACAAAAACTAGAGTCGACATTTGGTGTAGCTGTTGAACTGGAAGGCACCGTTGGTGATCTAGCAGAACGCACCGATCAACGCTACCTAACATGGTTCTTTGGAGAAGTGTGGAAGCCACGTACTGAGCAGTATCAATGGACAGGCTATCGTATTGCAGAAGAAATTTGCCGTGCCGACCCAAAACGGGTGTTGGATGTAGGCTGTGGATACAATCCTTTTAAGGGACGTATTCCTAACCTGGTAGGCATTGATCCCTACAACAACTGTGCAGATTTCCAGGTAGATATTTTAGACTATCGAGTAGAACCTGAATCATACGATCACATTATTGCCCTAGGCTCCATCAACTTTAACAGCCGTGAGGATATTGAACTACGTTTTGGTGCCACAGTCAATCTGTTGGCACCAGGCGGAAAGCTATGGATGCGTGTTAACCCAGGACATGATCATAAAAATGGACCATGGGTTGAAATTTTCCCATGGTCCTTTGAAATTGCCTACGAGTTTGCTAAGAATTACAATCTGACACTTGAAACTGTAAAACAGGATCAGGATAGACTGTTTTTCTTATTCTCTAAGCCTTAACCTGTAATAATTTGTTTCTTGGCCGGCACATCGATGCCGGTGGTTGCTTTGATGTAGGAGACTTTGACATCTTCTCTAGTTGGAGCAATCATCGAAATTGCTGATGCATACAGGATCACATCCTGATCCATTACAGCAGTAAACATGCTGGGCATCAGCATTGGAGCACCACCGTTGGGACCTGGCCCGATACTGACTGGATGTTTGACAATCAACATACCGTCTGCAATTTTTATAATCTTTGCCACAACTTCTTCGCCTGATGCGAGCTTGATTGTGTTGATTTCGCCTTCGTTCATTGTTATCCTTTAAGTTGGGTCCAAAATTCTTCTGTTTGAGCAGCTAGACCCTGATAGCCGCCCGGAATAAGTGTTGTGCCATTGAAGACCTGTGGTACACTACGCAGGCCTTGATCTACTAAAAATTCACGGGCTTCTGTGCGTATACCTACATTGACTGTGGTGTATTCGATACCTCGACTTTCTAATAGTGCTTTTGCCCGATCGCAATATGGACAATCATCTTTTGTGTATATTGTTAACATATTAATTTCCTATTTTTGAATTATAGCAGTTTTTGACAACAGCGTCAACTATTTTGTCAAACGGATTTATTCACTGTTTCAAATACTATACCGTTTTCGGTTTGGTATTGCATAAAAAATTCCAACCACACAGGATCAGTTCCTTTCCCAAGAGCAGCAGTGGCTTCATCTTTCCAAACATACACGGTGTCATTGACAACACCGGTATCTTTGACTACCACTAAATCACCGCGGGCAACGGCTTGATCTCTCAAGTCAAATTGTCGCAATTCCGCAGCACGAAATTTAGCCTGCTGATTGGCAGGTAAAGTTTCTATCCAATTATGCAACGGCATGGGTGGCTGTCCGTCTTGGGTTTTGTACACAAATTCTTGTTCTATTGGCATTTTATTTCACAGGCTAGGTAATTGATCGTAATCTAACTCAGGAGACATAATTCCAATCACGTAGTTGGTACTTTCGTTTTCCTGAAGTGCTGTTTGCTTCTTGTCAATTGAAGTATGCTTGTTGAACCAGGGAATAGGTGTAGTACGCGGTGCTGTTCCTTGGTACTTGATACCAATCTGTTTCAGTGCATCTACTGCTGTGTAGTCCACAAAGTCGCGTAGGATGTTGGCGTTAAGACCAATCACTGGACCCATCTTAAACAGGTAAGTGGCCCAGTCTTTCTCTTCGTGGATAACATCTTTGTAGATTTCATATACTTCTGCTTCACACTCGGCCTTGGCTTCGGCAAAGCGTGGATCTTCTTTTACAACCTGGTTGATCAAGAAAGCTGTCCAACCTTTGTGTAGCAGTTCATCTTGCAGGATTAGACTGATGATATTGCCATTGCCAATAAAGATCCGATTCTCCACCATGGCTAGACTTGTGGCAAATGAAACCATGAAACGGAATGCTTCCAGTGCATAGCTGGCATGTAGTGCTAACCAAATTGCCTTGATGTGTGCTTTTTCCTTAACAGGGACTTCTAATTCTTTTTCGCAGTTGATCATGTGCAAATGATCATAGTACCGGCCCACGCTGCTTGCCATGCCCACAATTTCTTCAGTGTCGTGAATGGTGTTGAACACATCTTTGGGCACATTGTAGATGTTGCGGATAATGTGACTGTAGCTGCGACTGTGAATATTTGTTTCAAAGAAGCTCCAGTTATACATTAGAGCTTCAAGTTCAGGCAAGCTGACACAAGGTGTAAACACCTGGGCAGGGCCGCGTCCTTGCAAACTGTCCAAGGCTGTTTGACGCAGCAGGTTGCTGGTAAAGATATGTTTGACAGCATCGCTGGCATCTTTGAAGTCGCTGGCATCTTTGGTAAGACTGATCTCTTCTGGTACCCAAAAGAAACCACGTGCTGTGGTTTCAAAGTTGGCAATTTTAGGATAACGCACCTCCTCAAATCTTTGAATTGTAACTGGTCCGGCAGGATCCAGAAACATCTTGCGATTTAGATAATCTGTTTTAGTTTTTAAGTTGTATTGTGCTTTTGACATTTAATATTCTCCTGTATGTCAATGACTAGCCCATTGAATGGTGTCTAAATCGACACCGTCTTTGTACATTTCCCAAAGCGGGCTAAGTTCTCTTAGGCCAGCAATCTTGCGTTGAATCAATTCAATGGCAAAGTCTATTTCTGATTCAGTGGTGTATCTACCCAGAGTAAATCTGATACTGCTGTGTGCCAGTTCGTCGTTGCGACCCAGGGCTCGTAGTACATAACTGGGTTCAAGGCTGGCACTTGTACAAGCAGATCCTGAACTCACTGCCAGCTGTTTCAAGGCCATGATCATGCTTTCGCCTTCCACATAGTTGAAACTGATGTTGAGATTGTGTGGCACACGCTGACTCATGTCTCCGTTGATGTAGACCTGTTCAATTTGTTCTAGTCCTGTCAACAATCTGTCACGCAATGCACCTATACGTGCATTTTCTGTTCGCATGTGTAGTTGGGCCAGTCTAAATGATTCGCCCATGCCAACAATTTGGTGTGTGGCCAAGGTACCACTACGCATACCTCGTTCATGACCACCACCATGCATCTGTGCTTCAATACGAATGCGAGGCTTGCGGCTCACATACAAGGCACCAATGCCTTTGGGGCCATAGGTCTTGTGAGCACAAAAGCTCATCAAATCTACCTTCAGTGTTTGCAAGTCAATCTCTACCTTGCCTGTGGCCTGGGCTGCATCCACGTGGAATACAATACCTTTGTCACGACAGAATTTGCCAATCTTTGAAATGTCTTGAACAACACCAATCTCATTGTTTACAAACATTACTGATGCCAAAATAGTATCTGGACGCACGGCTGCTGCAAGCACTTCAAAATCAATCAGGCCATTGGGCAATACCGGCAAGTAAGTTACTTCGAAACCTTCACGCTCCAGCTCACGACAAGCATCTAACACTGCCTTGTGCTCAGTTTTTACAGTAATGATGTGCTTGCCCTTTTCCTTGTAGAAATGAGCAGCTCCTTTGATGGCCAAGTTGTTGCTTTCGGTAGCACCACTGGTCCAAACAATTTCTCTAGGATCGGCACCTACTAGTAGGGCCACCTGAGTTCTGGCATTTTCAACTGCCTCTTCTGCCGTCCATCCATAGGCATGGCTACGTGATGCAGGATTTCCAAACTGCTCACGCATGTAGGGAATCATAGCATCTACTACCAAGGGGTCCATGGGCGTGGTTGAACTGTAATCTAAATATACTGGATATTTTGTGTGATCTATTACATAACTCATGTCAATATTTTCCTGATGCAAGCACTATCTTGCAAATGTGTTCCAATCGTTCGATGTGCTCATAAGCTCGCCACGGTGTTGTGTCAACGGCAACAACGCCGTGTCTATCCATGCCAATGATGTTGTACTTGATCTCACCTGTATCTGCATTTAATCCAATGTTCTTGATACAGGCATCAGCCAAGTCTTGTGTGATAGGTGGTAATATACCAACATTTGGACCAACTGAGGTATATCGACTCAGTTCCGGAAATTGGTCGAGTAGCCACGGTAGGTCAATACCTGCGTACATTGCCGCGGTGGTATATGTGGGGTGAAAGTGCATGATTACTCGCACTTCGGTATCAATCTTTCTCTGCAGACCCAGATGCATGGGCAATTCACCGCTGGGTTTTAGATTGGCACTGATATCAGTATAAGGTTCTTCTTTCCAAAGTAAACCATCGGTACTGATCTTTTTAAACTGATCCGGCTGCAGAGTTTGCTTACGCACACCAGTTGGTGTAATATAGAAATGGTCTCGGCCGTGATGACGAATGCTGACATTACCATCACGACTTGTAATCCAATTACGCTTGTAAGCGTCTATCATAATATCACATATTGTTTCTAACATTAATATGTTCCTGAGTTATAATTTGCAAGATTCGCAATCTTCTTCGTTGTCAAAGTCAATGGCTTCCAACATTGCTGGAGCATCTTCTGGTGCAGCCTTGCTACCTTGCTTATTCACGAGGCTATAATAGAAAGTTTTAATTCCCCATTGGTGTGCCTGCATTAGATTCTTGGCAATCAGTGTTGTTGGCACTTTACGTCCAGGAAAGTGTGCAGGATTATAGAATGTATTGGTACTAATACTTTGATCCACATAAGCTGCAAGTACAGCACTGGTCTTCAAGTATCCCACACAGTCAGTTTGTTCCCACATCAGCTGATATCGATTCTTCAGCTTTTGATATTCAGGAACAACCTGTACAAGTGATCCTGCCTTGCTTTCTTTAACAGTGATCAAGCTCATGGGCATTTCAATGCCGTTGGTGCTGTTGATAACAACTGAGCTGGACTCCACAGGAGCAATTGCCATCACAGTGGCATTGCGTACACCAGATGTGATCATGCGTTCACGCAGGGGTTCCCAAGGAAGTTCTGCGGCGAAGTCTGTCAGCTCGTTGACACCAGCAGCACGTAATTCCCAAGGAAACTTGCCTTGTCCGTAGCGTGTTTGGTCTGAACCCAAGCACTTGCCGCGTTCTTCTGCCAGCTCTACACTGGCTTCTGTTAGATAAAATGCCTGATGTTCTGCCCAACTTTTAACTTCTGCCAGCGCATCTGTTTCGCCGTACTCTAGTCCGCGCTTGGCATGCCAATAGGCCAAGTTGGTGATGCCAATACCAAGCGGTCTGATTTCATCATTGCTTAGTTTGCTTTGGATACTCAAGAAGTCCTGATAGTCTAGTATGTTGTTTAGGCTGCGATGCAAGATGCGACAAGCACGACGCATGTCTTCTGGGTTACGGAACGCACCCCAATTGATTGAGCCCAGTGTACACAAGGCAATACGCCCTTTGTCGTCGTCTAGTCTTTGGAATGGCACAGTAGGCAATAGGATTTCGCAACACAAATTGCTTTGATAGATTGTATGATACTCAGGGTCAAATGGCCCTTGGTTCATGACATTGTCAATAAACACAAGATAGATACGCCCTGTGTCTGTACGTTCTTTTAGCAGGCCGCCTTTGAATACTTCCTCAGCACTCATTGTTTTCTTGCGTAGGTCTCGACGCTTTTCGTATTTGACATACAGCTCTTCAAACAGCCGTGTGTTGCTATAAAATGCCTGATAGAGATCAGGCACTTCATTGGGATCAAAGAATGTGATCATTTCTTTGTTCTTGAATCGTCTCCAGAAGAAAGCACTAAGCACAACCCCATAATCCATATGACGGACTCGGGTTTCCTCGGTTCCTTGGTTGTTCTTAAGTACAATAAGATCATCAAACTGATAATGCCAAATGGGATAAAATACTGTAGCACTTGCATTGCGAATACCTCCTTGTGAACATGAACGCAAATCACCGAACCATTTCTTCAAGAATGGAATCATGCCTGTGTGTTGAATCTCACCACCGCGGATAGGTGCGCCCAATGGCCGTAATCGGCCAATCTCTAAGCCAATGCCAGCACGTTTGGCCGCATACTTGGCCATCATTTCTCCTGAAGCAAAGATGCTATCAAGATTGTCATCACTACGAATAAGAACACAACTACTGAACTGTTTAGTTGGAGTTCCCAGCCCGGCCAGAACAGGAGTGGCAAGAGTAAAAAGACCGTCAGACGCCGCATTGTAATATTCCTTGATGTATTTTATACGAGCCGAATTGGGCTCTTCGCTGTGAAACACAGTGGCCGCAGCAACCATGTAGCGTACTTGTGGAGTTTCGTATGTTTCTCGTGTGGTGCGATTACGTACCAGGTACTTTTCGATCAACTGTTCGATAGCAGCATAGCCATACTGTTCATCTTTGGCATGATCCAAGATGTCATCCATGCGATTCCAGTCATCTTCGGTATACCAAGTCAGCAGTTCACTGGTGTATACACCTGCTGCTACATTTTTGCATACGATTTCATACAGGCGAGGAGGTTCATAGGAGCCATATACATCTTTGCGCAGCATTGATAAACGTTGCTTGCCTGCCACGTATTGATAGTTGACGTTGCCAATATCAGGATTTGATTCTACGTCAATTAGGTCAACTATGGCACGTAGAGTAATTTCATCAATTTCTTTGGTGGTAATACCATCATAAAAGTGTGGCTGACTTTTGATTTCTATCATGCTTTGACTTACATCTGCTGTGCCACTGCAGACCTTGGTAATTTGTGCTTGCCATTTGTCGATGTTTAAAGGCTCACGATTACCGTTTCTTTTTTGTACTTGAATTGTCATTGGTCGCTTATTGTAAAAAACTTTCTAATTCAGAACTGTCGATCATGTTCTTAACAGTGGGGATTGGTGTTGAGTGGGTATTTAACATCTCGCCCGGTGCCCAATTCAATATATATTTCCCATGATCGACCTGGACTAAATTGTCTTGTGTTGTCTGTATGATTTTTAAATCTGTGTAATTTTCCACTAGCATTATAGTATACACTATACCCAGGGCTCTTGCAAGTTCACAATAGCCATTGTTGTTCAATAGGTGCCAGGGTGTGGGCCAGCTTCTTGCATTCTCCCACAGTATTAAATGATTAACGATTGGGGCTCTGAACCACCAATCGTTAATCAACATCAGCTGTTCTGGTTGTTCAAGTGCTGCTGCTGCTTGCCGAAGACGAACCCAATCAGCAAGTCTTTCTTGGTAGGTTGGTGGCCACATTTATGCCAGATGTGCAAGTGAGTAGGTTAAAGTTCCGATGATACCGCTGTTGGTGCTGGAATATTTTACCAAGGCCAAGTTTGTGCTCTGAGTCACAGCCAGTGTGATGCCAGTTGTGATATTTTCTGTAAAATCATCTGTGTAGGCCAAGGTCAGACTACTGTCATCAGCAGTGACCTTGGTCACTGTCAAGGTTCCAAATCGTACACTGACATCGCGTACAATGGTATAGGTCATTTGAAAGGCCTTAAAATTGGAAGAATCTGTTGTGAATATGGTCTGATTGGTCTGATTGTTGCCCAACACAAAACTTCTACCATTTTCTCTAGCATAGTGTCCCAGTTGAATCTGTGTGCCTGTTGTTGCGGATGATCCTGTCACAGTAATTCTGGCCTGTGTCAGTGCATCCACATCGTCTCTGCTGAACATGTCTGTGATGGACACATTGTTGTCACTGTCAAACAGTATGACAGCGGTCTGCGGACCAGAAGAGTAGTGATTACCTACATCATAAAATGCATTGTAGGCTGAAACATTTAGATTGATATCTCCGTAGATGATACCTTCGGCATATACTGCATCAAACAGATTTTGCTGTGCTCTGAAACCAGTTGCTCCACCATTGACCACTGTGCCTGTGCCCAGCACTATGCCCTGATACAGGGTTACGAACGCCCCGTTGCTGACAGTGACAGATTGAACTTGCTGGTCTGTTTCAATACCGTATGTGAGTCCTTGAAAACGACACTTGTCAAATGTGATCTGATTACACACCAGACCTGCTGTGCTGGCAAATCTTACACCTGCTATGTTGTCTGTGCTGGTGTTGTTGGTGATATCGACCTCTGTCAGTGGACCTACAAAATTCACGCTGTCAAAATAGCATTGTGTGGCATCTTCTACCAAGAATACATCTGTGGCTTCTGCTGTTTCAAATGTGATTGAACTTATTTCAATGTTGGCAGGAGCAGTGGCACCATTGTTGCCGATGTTTACGCCAGTCTGTTGCAGGCTGTCACCGTATCTGGCCACGTAGGCACTGAGGCTAGAAATATCACTGCTGGTATCCAGAAACACCGTGGCACAATTGGCGCCTTCACCTACCAGTTTGGCATAAGTGGGTATAATAATGGTTTCTGTAATTTTGTAAGTGCCTGCAGGAAAATACAAGGTGCGACGAATCTGCGTGTTGGCAGCTACACAATACAATTGAAACAGGGCTCGATTGATGGCAGCTGTGTCATCTGTTTCTCCATCGCCTACAGCACCAAAGTCTCTGACATCTGCAAAATCGTCCAGTTTGGCTTGAACTGTACGCACCACAGGATCACTGGTAGTGGGACCTGTCTGTGCTGCATACCCTACTGCAATGTCCTTGTACACATAATTGCTGAGTGCAGCAATATCCGAAAACTCTGTCAGTATCTCTGTGTTGCCAATAACAGGTGCACCTTCCTGCAAGGTTCCGTTACCGATAAACAATTGACGTGTATCTACTGCATAGCCCAGTTCTGCACCGGCCAATTGCGGTAAGTTTTCTATCAAACCTTTTCGGTTTGTGATGCGGGAGATTTGTACAATGGCCATTAGCGTATACCTATTTGATCAGGTATTTATGCTGTCTGGTAGTAGAGCTCTACACGTTTGATCCATTCGTTTTTCCAGTACTTAAATTCGTCGCCTTCTATCACAAATTCCATGTACTGTGGTTTGGTATAGGTCTGATCTTCCAAGAGTTTGGGCTGTACAGCCATTAAAATAACGCCCTGGTTGATTTCAGTACCGTGCATTTCGTCGTGTGCCAATGCGTAAGCTGCCAGCTGTAGGAAATAGTCTGCAATATATTCGCGTTTTTTGACCTTGTTGCTTTGTTTGAAGTCCATGATGGCAGGACGGTCTTTCCAGACTCCCACCAAGTCTGTGGTGCCAGCATATAGCCCACTGTAATATACAGGAACTTCTGTGCCCCAGAATTCTGTGGCATGTTGTAGGCCTTGCAAGATAATTTCAGCTGCCATGAACCACGAAGGGTGTGCAAATGGATTACCAGGTAACGGCTTCATTTCATCCTGCAACACATACTGTTCCAGATATGTGTGCATGCGTGTTCCACGGTTAGCAGCTTCTGTGGTGATCTGCTGGGCTTGTTGTTCGCCAACACGCTTTTTCCAATTAGCTAAAGCTTCTCGACTTTCCGAGCTTTTGGTTTTATCTAGAATTGTTGTGACGCTGGGGACTTTTTTGCCATTTGGCAAACAGTAATGTCTTTTACCGTCGACGGTTTCCCGGCTGAGCGGAGCATAATTATATCGTTGTGTTATCATTAGATTGTAAAGCTTTCTCCGCAGCCGCAACGTGCTGCCTCTTTGGGGTTGACGAAATCAAAGCCTTCGTTAAGACCTTGTCTTTTATAATCAATTTCAAGTCCGTCGATGTAGGCCAGATCCTTGGCATTTACCCAAACTCGAGCACCGTCCCGCTCATACTCGGTCCAGTCCCATGTACACGGAGCTTCGTCCAGATATTCAAGTACATAAGCAAGACCAGAACAGCCGGTGGTCTTTACACCCACTCGAATACCTTGGCCACGGCCACGTTTCACAATGTTGCTGACTATCTTCTTTGCTGCTGTTTCAGTTATGGTAATCATATAATTATTTCCCGCTGTAGCGTTTAATATCAGCTTCGACCATCATTTTAACAAGTCCGTCAAAATCAGTCTTGCGCTGCCAACCCAACACTGATTCTGCCTTGGCAGGATTACCGCACAGGCTGTGTAATTCTGCAGGGCGCACAAATGCTGGGTTAGTTTCAATATAGCTTTGCCAGTCATCGATGCCGGCATATTTAAATGCACGTTCTAACAGATCACCAATAGTGTATTGTACACCTGTAGCAATAACATAGTCACCAGGCTCTGGTTGTTGTAGCATTAACCACATGGCTTCAACAAAGTCTCCAGCAAAGCCCCAATCACGTTTGGCATCTAGGTTACCCAAAACAATTTTGTCTTGTAGACCAAGTTTAATACGGGCAACACCGTCGGTGATCTTGCGTGTGACAAATTCTTTACCTCTAATTGGCGATTCATGATTGAACAAAATACCGTTTGATGCATGTAAACTATAACTTTCACGAAAGTTAACAGTCATCCAATAGGCATACAGCTTGGCAACACCGTAAGGGCTGCGTGGCCAGAATGGTGTTGTTTCGTCTTGCTGGCCACCAGAGATTTCAATGCTGTTGCCGAACATCTCTGAGGTACTGGCCTGATAATATTTGGTACTGGGATTGTGTTGCTTGATGGCATTTAGAATATTCAAAACTCCCACAGCATTAACTTCAGTGGTTATTTTGTTAAGATCCCAGCTGGCACCAACAAAACTTTGTGCAGCAAGGTTATAAAATTCATTTGGCCTCAGGCTCTTAACCAAGTGGTACATACAGCCATCATCTGTAATGTCTCCGGTGATCAGCTCCACTTCATTTTCAATGCCTAGAAATTTTATATTATCTAAATTTGGGTTTGAGTAACGTCTGACCAGTCCATAAACCTTATAATCTTTTTCCAAAAGTAGTTTGGCAAGATATGGACCATCTTGTCCGGTCATACCTGTAACAAATGCAATTTTCTTCATATTTCCCGTTATCAATTTGATGAATTATCTATTCTAGATTCTGTCCGTACACAGGTAACACTAGATTAAAATTCGAATGCATCATCAGTGTTTGTTTCTGTAGTCTGCTATTGCTGCTTTGATAGCATCTTCTGCAAGAATTGAGCAATGTATTTTAACCGGCGGGAGGGCGAGTTCCTGAGCGATTTCAGTATTTCTAATTGTCGCTGCTTCGTCAAGAGTTCGCCCTTTGACCCACTCAGTGACTAATGAGCTACTGGCAATTGCACTTCCGCATCCGTATGTTTTGAAGCGAGCATCTGTAATAACGCCATCGATAACTTTGATCTGTAACTTCATCACGTCACCGCAAGCCGGTGCCCCAACCATACCGGTTGCTACATCTGGGTCACCTTTGTCAAATGATCCAACATTGCGTGGGTTCTCATAGTGATCTAATACTTTATCTGAATATGCCATATTGTACTCCTTTTATCTATAACACTGACAATTAGCGTCCCAATATAACACAGGAGCCGGACTGTATGGTGCTGTATTAACCGGTGGTGCATAATATACCGGTGGTGGTGTGTAATAAACTGGAGGTGGTACATAATACACCGGAGGTGGTGCATAATACACTGGAGGTGGTGATGAGTAGTAGGGTGTTGACCCATACACCAGTGCGCCACCTATGACTGCACCCAACACAGCAGCTCCCCAATTGTTCCAGCCACCGTTATAGCCGCCGCGAGGCCCATGGCCGTAACCACCAGCCAGGGCTGTGGTCGTAGTAAATGCGAGTAGGGCGATTGTTAAAATAATTTTCTTCATAATATTCTCTTGAGAGATAAATTAAACCATCTTTGTTGCAACTGCATATTAACATGTGTCTGACTCCATATAATGCACTGCTAATACATCTATAGTATAACATCAATCAATTGTGTTGTCAAATTCTGTCGGTAATAATATTTACTGTTTCTGGTGATAAAACCACTTCGTAGTGAGTAGATTCCAACAAGACCAATTCCATCTGGTCTGGTAAATGTTTCATACTTTCCACAGTTACTACTCCGTCGTTTGGGGCTGTTATAAATGGATTGCTGCCACAAGTGGTTACCACATTGGTCCAATTTCGTGGCACACGCATCTTGGGTACACTGGCCATGGGTTCACTGCCGGGACTGATGTCGCGCATGAGTTGATTAAATGGTAAAAAGAATTGAGCCAATACTGCTTCGCGGCATCCACCGTAGGGTGTAGCGAGTGTGACTGCCCCTGCTGTTCGATCGAAAAAGTCTTGGGCCAAATGCAGTGCATAAATTCCACCCAGACTATGAGCTACAAAAAAAATTGAGCCGCGAGATTGCGAAATAGTTTCTCGCATTCTGTTTAGATTATGTTTAAATCCATTAGTGCTGTTGTACTCTATAACAGTTTCAACAGGATGATTTAAATGGTGACGAATGTAGTTGAAACTATCCCCGGAGGCCGAAGCCCCGTGAATATAAACAACATTCACGATTTCTTAAACAGGCCTAGTATTTTAGCTTGAATTGATTTTGCATAATCGGGTTGTGGGAAATTCCAACCAATAAATGCACCTACCAGTAACCAGAAAATTGTTTCTAACATGTCAGAGTCCTTTTTTGTTTAATGCTCGCTGGGCCATGGTATTGACAGTTTCGCGAGCCTGATCCACTGTCATGTTGGGTGCACCTTCAACCGCACCTTTGAATATGACTTCTGTGTCAGTGACATCAGCAATCAATTCTTTCAAAGGAGCCTGTTGCACAAGATTACGTAATTGTGCGTCATTCAAACTGACTCCTATATTTTTGGCCAAATCAACAAATGCTGCGATCGATATTTTTTTTTCAGCATCTGTGTCTTGGGCACGTGACAACAAAAACTGGCTAAGTGCAGCCAGTTTCTGTGTGTTTGCTGAATTTACTTCAAATTCAATCAGTTTCATTATTTCTTTTTGGCAAAAGGATTTACGCCTTTCTTGGGAGCTGCTTTCTTGTCACCAACAGCTTTCTTGAATGGTTCCTTCTTGTCGCCATCCTTATCTACATCTAAGAAGTCTGGCTTGCTGCCTTTCTTTTTGGTTGCTTCACCAATGTCACGGCGACTAGGACCAGACATATAATTTCCACCAACAGGCACTGCTCTGCCTGTCATGTCTCTGGTTGCCGGACCAGCAATTGCTTTGATTTTGCCTTGTTGAGCTAAATCAGCAGCCAATTTTGCTAGCCTAGGAAATGTAATAGTATCAACTGTTAAGATACCAACATCATCACCACGCATTTCTACTTGAGCACCTGTCTCATTGGCAAGATATTCAATCATATCTTGACCGTTAATACGATATGTATTGGTACGTGTATGTGTACCTTCCATCACACCGCCTGCGTTGCGACGGTCACGGCCTAGAGCCTCAGGAGCACCAAGAGGTGTTGGCTCTTCTTCATCAGCACCCATGTCCGCAGCAGGTTCAGCATTTAAATCAGCTCCCATGTCCGCAGCAGGTTCAGCATTGAGATCTGCACCCATGTCTGCAGCAGGTTCTTGACCTGGCACAACAGGTTCTTGACCTGTCAGTGTTCCTTGTGCACCTTCCAATGCTGTTTTACCTTGTTGCACTGATTGTAGCAGTTGTGTAAGTGCAGCAGCAGTAGCAGATTGATAAGCAGTGGCTTGGTCAACACCCATGTCGTTCTTGATTGAATCTGTCAGAGCCGGTAGGTCTTTGAACTGCATGGCACTGATCTGTTCCAACATCTTTTGTACTTGATCAACTATGTCTTGGGCAGCCAACACAACCTGTGCCTGCTGGATTTCGCTTTCGCGCAACCTGCGGCGAGACTGTTGTGATTCTTTTTGCATGGCAGTGGCAGCAACCATGCCCACCAGCTTTTGTTCATCTGGATTCAAGGTTTGGCCGGCCTGGCTTTTCTTCATTGCAGCTTGTACCTTGGGATCTTTTGTATCCACAGGAACAGCACCAGCTGCTCCAGGTACAACAGGAGCCACTTCTTTCAGACGCCCTTTGAGACCCGATTCCAACATCAACAGTTTGAGATAAGCAGGATCACGTTCGCTTGAATGTGCTGCTGTAGTGGATCTGTGCTCGCTGAGCAGGCCACGCACACGCAACAGCATGTGACGAGATTCGCGCATGGTCAGATTGGCAAAAGATACTGTGTGACCCAGTCTGGCCTGCAGCACCTGTTGGGCTTTATCTTGTTGATTGTGTTGGTCTAATTCGTGCAGTTTCATCGCGATTGAATCCTTGTATTTGCCAGTATTTAGCCAAATTGACACATTTGGTCAATTGTTGTTCCACCCTGGACAGGTGGTTTTTCTTCATGGTGATCTTGAGTTGGGTAAATTCTGCTTGATCTGGATCCTGCATGCGTTTTGAAACAGCTTGACGCACCTCAATATCTGCGTAGATACGTTGTTTTTCTTGATCTAAATTCTGTAGACTGTGTGCCAGTGCCAGCTGTCTATACTTGTCGGCAATGCACCAACTCAGTGCCACACGCAAACTGCCAAAGGTCTTGACATCACGCTGTGGTCTGGCCACTTCAAAACTTTCTTTGTTTTTTGGAGTTATTGTGTAGCTGTCAAACACATGGTAAAGACCGTCGGCACTGAATATTAGATTATCTTTGATTTGGTCAAATTCTTGTTGCATCAGCTTTTCCAGCTGTGGTATGGCAGTGTTTTGTTTCATTTAAGTACGTAATGCGTTACGAGCCAGCCCACTATTCCGCCCAGTGTAACAATAATGCCCAGGCCCCACTTGATGATCTGATCATTGCGATTGGCAACCACTGTCTGTATCATGCCCCGTATGTCAGAAATCATCTTGTTATTTTCAATTGATCTGGCTTCAAGTGATTCTAACTTTTCTTCCAGATAACGATAGCGTTCGGCACACAATTCCACATGTGCTTCCAAACTCTTTTTTTCAATATCGGTTGTGTCAACCATGCTGTGTGTCCCAGGATGTTTTATTTATGCTAACAGCTCAAACCAGATGTTGGCATCTGCACCCAAGGACACCAAGACCGGTGCAATTTCTCCTGTTTCATCCAGGCCCTGGATCATGGGCACATCTTCGCAGTCTTTTTGCAGATAACCCACTGGATTACCATCACAGGCCACAGTGGCAGGATCAACCACTACAAATTCAAACGACCAAATGCCAGTGTCCGCATTGTGTACAGGCCGGGTGATATTTTCTGGCAAGGTTCGCAAGGAGATGATTTGATTCACAGTTTCCCAGTTGCACTGTTGATTTCTGGCCCGGTTCCATTCCGACTCTGTGCCAATTACACGACCCGAGACATCTTTGAACTGCGTATTGGCCTTGTGACTACGATTCTTTACACCTGTTTCGGTAATATCAAATCGAGTCTGGCATCGTATGCGTTGACTCATATAGACAATGATACCTGTGACAGGTCAGATCTGGTGATTCTGCAATTTAGTGCAATCACAATACGATCCTGTGTACCGCGGTAAACCACAGCAGAATGTTGTAGCCAACTGGGGAAAACCACCATCATACCAGGTTCTGCTCTGAAGTCAATACTGGTGTTGCGATTGACCCAGGCCATTCCTGCATCTGCATACCCACAATTATTGGGGTTGTAAAATCTGTTGACACCATTTTTATCTTCAGCAGCACCCATGTCTCCGGTGTCTACATAATAGATAGCAGACCAAGAACTACCAGGATGGGCATGCATGTCATGATAGCCACCATCACGTGTGATGTGACACCAGGATTCGTGTATCTCTACTGTGACATTCATACCTGGGGGCCAATAGGCCTTGTTGGCATTAGCAGCAGCACGAAACATACACTGTTTGGCCCAGTGACTGAATGCAAGAACAGCAGACGAATCTGTAGACACAAAGTCAAAGCCGCTCTCATACAGGCCACGTTTGGCATCTGGTGCTACATTGCTGACATGTTTCTTGGCTTCAAGCTCGTAACATACCTGAGCAAGCTCATCTCGATGTTGATCGTGGTTGTCCCACTGAAAATCGTACATCAAGATAGGCCATAATGGAATTGGGTTGAGTGGTTGCATAGTATAGGTATTTAATGGTCAAAACAAAGCCCCGAAATAAATCCGGGGCTCAGAGTCTATACTTGACTGACTCGAAATTAACTTGCAGCTAGTTTGAAACCTACGTTTACAACGTCTGTACCTGTAACGTTAACACCTGTCACTGTACCATCGCTGGCTGTGATCTGAATGTTACCCAAGGCACGCAGTTGAGCTTGTAGAGTAGCTGCTGTGTAAGCGCCACTTGGATAAACAGCATAGCTGATCTGACCAGCCGAAGAGGCTTCCACCTGATACATGGCAATGGTGGCTGTCTCTTGGATGCTTTGATTTAGTTGAACAACAACGCCTGGTGTAAAAACACCTGATGTTACGTTACCCAACTGGTTTTGCAAGTCAATGTTCTGTTGTGAACCGTTCTGGACAACAACGTTGAAAAAGTCCAGTTTTGGACCGGCCATCTGCACTAGTGCAGCTGAAGAGATTTGGCCCTGTTGTGGGCCGTTTGCTAAGTCTAAGGCAAATACCGGTTGTGCATCACCGTTTGCTGGATTGAATACTGCCATTTTAATTCTCCTTGGTTAAGTGGGAATGTTTCGTCCCTGCACTTATTTATACCAAAAGGCAGAAATCGGTTGGTACCTGTTCAATCCGGGTTGTTTAAGGCAAAGTTTGCCTTGCTGAATCTAAAACGATCCACAAACTTCATGTTTTGTCCCACATAACCTTCATGTCCAGGCTCGTTGTTGATGCTGGCCTGCACATCTTGTGCCTGAGCATCTAGTTGACGTACCACTTGATTTTTAAGACTAGAAATTTCCAAGAACGCTTGGAACAGGGCTGCCACTGCCTGTTTGTTTTCAGTGGCCCATTCAAATATGCGTGGTGCCTTGGCTGGGGACTTTTGTCTGACCCAGTCACCAAAACCACTCATCAAATTATCATAGCTGCCAGTACGCACACGACTGTTGATGTAGGTCTTGACCAAGGCCGGAAAATCACTGATCTTGCGTGCTCTAAGTTCAGCAGGATCAAACAATTGATCCATGGCTGCACCGTATTTTGTGAGCAATTGAGTAGCATCCTTGACAGTGGCAGCGTCGAGCTTGATCTGTTTGGGATTTTTTAGACTGGGATCCAGTATCAGCAGACCTGGACTGTCTGCCAGGGCAGCAGCACGTATGGGTGTGGCAGCTGCTCCTGGCGCTGCCAAAGAAGTATGAATGGCCACTGCTGCTGTGCTTTGACCAATCTTCTGACCCAGGTCTGTGTTGGCTGGAACTGTGTATGTCACAGTGTTGGGTGTGAACACATAGTTGTTGCCTTTTAACTCTGGGGTTTGGCTATACAACAGATCGCCTTGAATATAGCCACGGAAATCTTCAGGTACTGCGCGACGCAGCAAGGGAAACAAGCGTTGATATAAGGCAATCAGTTCACCACGTTCTCCACCGCGCTGTGCCATAATCCGGGCTATTTGATCTGTGCTGGTGGCCAGGCCGTCATAGCCCTTGGCACCAAATCCTGACTTGTCTGTCAACACAAACTCACCCGAAGGTTTGCGGCCAAATATGATGGCAGGTTTTCCATCCCATTTCACTGTGGTTTCGCTGGGATTGCGAGCAGCAGTCACAATACCGTCAAGTGCTTGCTTGAGGCCGGCACTGGGTCGTTGATCAAAGATCATGTCTTCGGGGTGTTCAATGCGCACTCCTTCCACAATGACCTGCATGCCCTGATTCACAATGCGATCACGTAAACGAGCCATCATGCTGACTTCGTTGTATTCTGTGTATAGTGCTGTGTTCTCGTAGATGCCTTCGTCAAATTTTATACCTTCGCGTTCCATGTGTGCCTTGAAGTCAGCAATTTTTGCAGCACGTTTGGGATCAGCTTCTAGGGCTTTTAAGATAGATTCCACGCTGTAGAGATCAGCAATGGTAGAGTTGGGACTCAGCAGCATTTGTGCCACCATGGAAGGATCGTCGGTGATCAGTTCATTCGTGGCACGATCCATAATACCATCATTTTGATTTAACTTGTAGCCCAGGGCCTTGGCCATGCTGTTCATCATGATGTTGCGCAAGGCACCTTTGTACTGACTGCGTGGATCACTGCTTAATACAAACTGTGTCCAGCGTGGCTTGTTGCTGAACATGAAGTCTGTTTGTACAAAGCCGTTTTTAGGATTGCCGCCGATGGCAGTAAAGAAGTGTACTGCCGAACCTGTTTTCTTGATATAACGTGCAGGGTCTACACCTTTGCTATTGCACCATTTGGTCAATACAGCTACCAACTGATCTTTATTCATTTCACCGGCATCAACACTCATGTCCAAATCACCAGAATCTGCCTTGCGTCCAGTGGACCCTAGCCATTTGACGGGTTTGCCATCGCGTTTATCTTTGTCTTTTGTGAGGTCCAGGCCAGTGATCTTCTCTAGCCACTGTGCTGTGGGCATGACATCTGCTTGTGCAATACGCTGGGTCAACGGTTGTCCAGCAGTGTCTTTGAATACATTACCGCCTTCATTCAAATTCAAATTCATGTTGTTAGCTATCTCCGCTATATTTTTAGAAAATTTTGCTGTGATTATTGTCAATTCTTTTAAAATTTTTGATCAACTGTCTACGTTGTGTCGTAGTCATCGTTTCATAAATTTTGAGAATTTGTTTGTTTTCTCTAATGCCTCGTGCAGCAGCAGTTTTTATAGCCAACTTATCGGCAGTAGTTTGTTGAAATCCCGGTTTGGCTTTGGCAGCATCTGCGTCTGCTTTGATTTTTCCATCTGCAGCAGATTTTACTGTATTAGCCGCGGTATTAGCTTTTACCTGTTGTAGTGCGGCCTGTTGGTCTGCCTGACCCTTGGCCAGTTTGTCTGCTGCTGCCTTGGCAAAATTATATGTGGTAGCAGCAGCTACAGGAGTGCCTGCAGCAGCAGGAGCGGCAGCAGGAGTGCCTGCAGCAGCAGGAGTAGCAGCAGCAGGAGCAGTTTTAGATCCACCGCTGGCAGGAGTATCAATTTCAATATTCATCTCATCAAAAATATCCTTTATGACATTGTCTGATACATTATTGCTACGTAATATCTTAGCGATAAGGCCACTGTCGGTTGGACTCTTGGCAAATTTCCAATGATTTAGTAGTGCTGCTGTGTCTATCTGCTTTGTTGTCAGTTTGGTTCCAAAAGATTTGAGTTTGTCTAAGACAGGGCCTTCTGTGATCTGTCCGCCTGCAATAGCAAATATTTCACGTATTTCTTTATTGGTCAATCTGGTATAACGTTCACGAACTTCATTTGTTGCGGTGCCTGCGGCAGGTGCTGCTGTTGGTGCTGTCGGTGCCGGAGCAGCAGCAGGATCAGCAGCAGTAGCAGTAGCAGTTTTAGTTGCACCTGCAGCAGCTTGTACAGCGCCTTGTGCGGCTGCTGCTATGCCTTTGGTCAGTTTGACTGTGTTCTGATAAGCTTTGTCGTTGGCTATGGCCAACAGTCGTGCAGCATTGTCGTCAGCAAGAGCGCCTTCAAAATACCCTTCCTCTCGAGCCTTTGCAAAGATTTTTCTAAATGCATTGAATGCCTGATCTTTAACACTGGCATCGTTGGTACTGTTGAATGTTTTGACCAATTGTGATAGCTGGTCTGCATCAGCATTTCTAAAGTAAGCGTCGATGCTTTGAATTTGGGTTCGAGTTTCGCTATAACCGGGAACTTGCCACGAAATTGTTTGACTCCATCCAAATTTGGCTTGTCTAATTTCAGGTGCGTACTGCACCATGTTCAAGGTCCAGGTACGGAACCACTCGCCGATGCTATCCAGCACTGAACCTGTGAGATAACCAAATGCTGCTGTCTTGAGACCCTTGCCCACAGCAGTTGACAGTTTTTCACCTTTGAGCAATTCTACTGCGCCGCGCAACACTTGTCCTGCAACAGCACCACCGCCCGGGCCTGTGGTCAAGGCAGCCACTGCTGTCAATGTTCCGATCACAAATGCTGTCTTGCCAGGATTGGCTCGGGCATATTGCCCCAACTGATTGATGGTCTTGATCACAGCACTATCCGCACCCAATTTTGCAGTGACATCGGTCTTTAACTTTTCAAATTTTTGATCAAAATATTGTACAGGTGCAGTTGTCTGTAGATAACGACCCAATCCGTCAATGGCCTTGTTGACTGTGCCAGCGGCAGCACCTACTGCGCTGCCCACTGCCTTGGTTGCGTCCACAGCACGACCGATTGTGGTGCGACCAACACCGCCTTGAGCTGCTTGTTTTTTTTGTGCCAAGCCAAAAATCTGTTGTATTTGATCAGCAGTGAGAGTTGTTTCAAACAAAGGGCGTAGTTCGCTGACAATGCCTTCTACTATGCGGCGTTGATCTCTAGTGAGATTGCAGCATACACTTTCAATCAACAGAGTACTCTGCTGTTTTTGAGCTAATTCAAAAATCTGCATGATTTATCTTGAGCCTTTTGTTTTGGATTCTGAGACTGGTTCCTGTTGTACTCGCTTCAACAAGTTCATTACTTTGACAGTGGTAGCAGGATCGGCCTGCACCAATTCTTGAAATGCAATACCCAGTATCTGATAGTGTGCTGCAGTCATGGCACCTGACTTGACAGCCAGCATGGCCTGTGTCAACTTGGCACCATCTACGCCCGGCAACAGTTGTTTCAGTGCCTGTACATTCAACATGCCCTGGGTTTGTTGGCCTTTGACCTGTCCAGCTGCTTGTTGAACATTTTTTACTGCAGGTGCAGCAGGTGCAGCAGGTGCACCGGGCTGTGCAGGTGGTGCCACAGGCGTTTGTTCTTTGAGTATGTGTTTAATCTGCATCACTTCTCCTGACTGTTCTTGTGAATTTTTTTGGATCTCGATCACGAATTGCATTTAGCAATTTACGTACTAAATTTTCGGCTTGATCAACAGGATACGCTGATTCAATCTGTTCGATTAGTCTAATGGCGCTGGCAATCACATTTGTGGCACGACTTTCTACCACATAGCGACGATCGCGATCCTGAAATCGATCTTGATAGATCGTGTCTAATTCTTCCAGAATGCTGCGAGTTTTTTTCTGCATGATAGCCAGTACCTTTGTGTTATTTATGGGTTTAGTTAATCTAACCGGGCAACAAGATCACGCCAGATTTCTTCGCTGTCGGGATCGTATGATTGCCAGGACTGTGCT